TATTGACAGATATCGGTACTGAGGAATAGGTACATCATTGTTGTATATGGATGATATAAAAATTAAGCCTTTAATATAACATCAATATCTATAGGCGGGTTACTCCAACCATTACCAATGTTTTTTTTGCTTTTTTGTCGCGCTGCTCGTTCTTTGCTGTATTCTATACGTTCAATACAAGCCTTTAATAATTTGTTTTTCATATCTGCTGACTTTTTCTCGTCATGCAACGTTTCGAGCGCATCTTTAAAAAGATATAATTTTTTCTCGTAGTCAACAGGAGAGGGCATTGACTTTTTAGCCTCACATAAAGCAATATTTACTTTCTCCTTATCTTGTAATACTTCTACATTTAGTTTATCAAATATAACCTTTGGCATATTTTCCTCAGCGTACTTGTCCCACAAACTTATCTCTTTAGCCTCAAGGCTCTCAAGCTTCTTTTCTAAATCCTTTATTAAGTTAGCGTGTAACTTTTGTGCATCTTTGTTATTTCCTGATATTCTTACTTCAAAATCTGCGATACATTCTTTAAGTACGCTTGTGACTTCTTCCAAAAATTCATCATATAAACAAGAACCAGTATTACATTTTGTTTGTTTAGGACATAACACTCGCGGAGCTGCAGTTTCACGTCCCTTATTTGTATATGTGCGCATAACCATAGACGAGCCACACTCACGGCAATATATAAGTCCCGCGAATGGGTTTCGTAATGTTTTATTAGACGGCGGCTTTGGATTTTTCCCATGTTTTTCAATGGCAGCGTTAAAAGTAGCCTCGTCTATAATAGCGGGGTGCTTACCTTCAAATATTAAATACTCGTCAATCTTAGACTTCGGGCGTGTTTTTATAACTTCGCCATCTTCAACTATATTTACAACTTTTCTCCAGTTCCATTTTACTTTCCCTATATAGTGAATATTACAAAGCAAATCCTTTAAAGCAGGGGGCGACCAATATTTTCCCTTTTGTGGTTTGATTCCTAACCCGTCAAGAGTATTCGCTATTTTGGTGCAGCCCATATTTTTATTTACATACATATCAAATATCATACGAACGACATTCGCTTCTTCCTCGTTAATTTTGAGCGTAGGGCATTTTCTTTTACCTTCTATAACAATATCCTTGTCGTAACCATACGGAGCAATAGAGCCTATAAAATTGCCCTGCTGAACGGATAACAAACGGCCTCTATTCATTATCTTTTTTTGATACTCTAAAAACTCATTACCGCGCTTTAATTCGCGTTCAAAAAAATCTCTGTCGTAATCGTCACGTAAATCATATGTTTTTTGTGGTGTTATAACAAGAGTGTTTGTATAACGTAATAGCTTAATTAATCGCCCAGCATCTTCTAAATCACCACGCGAAAGCCTCTGCACTTCTACTACAAGTATAGCTTTTACGCGGGGACTTTCTATCTGTTTTAATAATTTTAGCATTTCAGGACGGTCATCTATCGTTTCACCGGACACAACCTCACGGAACTTATTTTCTTCTGCAATTTTTTCGCCTATATTTCTTTCGGCCCATTCGTCTAAAATAGCTTCATGTTTTTGCAAAACTTCCTCTACAGTTAACAACGCATCATCTGAACGTGATTTTCTTAGATATTCAAGTATTTCATCTTTTGTTAAGCCTTTGTGTGCTTCGTACATTTTATTTTCCCCTTAATCGTTTTTTTATACGATACATAAAATTTAATACCTTAACCATCCATGCTCAGGATGCAGTATTTCCATTATAAATAAAACTACAAAAATTGCTGCTAAACCGGCAATGATCCAACCCTTTATTAAATTGGCTCTTTTTAAGTCTTTTATCTGTTCCTTATACGACTCATTTATTTCCCTTTTATCAGCAAGACGTCTTTCAAAATTCTCTTTTAAGTCTTCGTGATGTTGCTCATAGTGAGACCTTATATTTGATATATGTTCTTCGTTTGTTTCCTTCATTGTAGTCAGTTGAAATTCATAAAGTTCTTTTAAAGAAGAAACACTTACTTCTTTTATTTCATTCTTGTTTTTACCCGGGTTAAGCATCTCATCCATAGAGCCACCCAAAGCATAAACAACAGGAGCAACTGTGTCCACTCTTGGGTCTTCGGTTTGTCCGTTACATAGTTTTTTTACTGTAGATACGGACCTATTACTTTTTTCTGCTACAGACTCATAAGTAAGTCCTGTTTTTAATCTCAAATGGCTTAAATATTCAGCCACTAATTCAGCTTTCATTTTTGACCTCCTAAAAAGTTGTATATTATGCGGATTATACCAAACTTGGTACTTAAAAAGTATCAAATTATACACCCTAAATTATCTCGTTTCGACCAAATTATCTACTATATAGACCAAATTTGCATCTTTATTTTTTAAAAAAAATCAATTATTATGAATTTGTAAAAAATACCATTGTTCAGACAATTCGTATTTAATATAATTGTCGTAACACCAGAACATATGTTCTAAAGAAAGGAATGTTGAACCATGACAGCAAAAGAAGAACTAAAGCAACTAATACTATCGCTCAATATGGAAGAATTGGAAAAAGCCTGTTCTATCTTCCAAGACCACTTTTTAATGAAGCAAGAAGCACAGCTGCCTCACTCTCCGAAAGTCCGTCAACTAAATCAATTAAAGCCCGCTTAACTTCTGACAGCTCGTTTTGTTCGGGCTGTTTTTGTTTGTCGTCAACTAAGTCAAACAATACAACAGGCGACACTTCTAATATATCCGCCATCTGTTGCATACGAGGACGGGGCATATTTTCAATTTCGCCTTGTTCGTATTTACTTATAGTAGTATGGGAACATTTTAAAAGCTTTGCAAGCTGTTTTTGGGTTAAACCTTTAGCTTTACGCGCCTCTTTTATGCTGTTCCCTACTTTGTTTGTAGTCATTTTATCACCTCCGCAAATTCTATTATAAAGGAAACTTTTTAAAAAAGCAAGAAAAATTTTATTTTCACGGGAAAAAGTTATTGACAAAAAGAAAAAGTTATTGTAGAATAATATTAAATAATTCCCGTGGTAGTGGAATTTAGAAAGGAGCGAAAATTATGAATGCAGTAGAATTGAAAAAAGTTATGCTTGATAACGGAGATAATAACCGTTCTCTTGCAGAGTTTCTAAACATGAAACAATCAACATTTTCAAGCAAGTTGCACGAAAACGGTGCGGCGTTTCGAAAGAGCGAAATTCAACAGATTGTAAACAGATACAATTTAAACGCCGAACAAATTAAAACCATTTTTTTTAACCAATAATTCCCGTGACAGTGGAATTAAAAAGTAAGAAACAAGACAACCAGAGCAAACATAATCTAATTAATAAAGAAAGGAAGTGTTTATATGAAAGTTCCGGACACATACCATGAGCCAATAATTTTTGAACATCCCAAAGCAACGGTGCGCGTATTCCGTCCTGTGCTTTCAGAAGAAGAAAGAAAACGCAGAATGAAGATAATTCACGATGCGGCTGCAGATTTATTAAAATCACCCGATATTAAATAATTTTTTTAAGTTAGTATGCTCAGTGTTTAACAGAAGAAAGAGATGTGAGAAAAAATGCCTTGTAGAGACTTACAACACCCTGACATTACAAAAATGATGCGCGATGGTACTTTATCTGATGATCCCCCACTTCCGGAAATACGTTGTCCGTTGTGTGATAAAGAATGTGAAACATTATACAAAGGTGGCGGCGAGGTAATCGGTTGCGAAAACTGTATAGAGCGTGTGGATGCTTACGATGAAATCATGAAATGGGAAGGTTCCATATAAATAAGAAGAAGGAGTGAGTGGATGAAAATTTTATTAACTGCGTTGCTGATCGCATGTGCCGTTGTATTTTGTACAAGTTTCATTTATAAAGAAGAAACACCAGTGCAAACACAAGAATATACAGTGCAACCCGGAGACACGCTTTACAGCATAGCTGAAGAATACGGCATAAAAAACTGGCGTAAATGGTCTTACGAAGTATGCAAAAACAACAACCTTAAACAAGGTGGTATGATTCATCCGGGACAGATTATTACTATTGAAGTTACAGAGTGAAAGGAAGTTGAAAGTTATGGGAAATAGACACAGTGCTGCAGAACTGAAGCAGATGCAGAGCCTCCCTTTAGAAGCGAAAATCAGGATGTCGGAAGAACGTATCAAAGTATGGTATGAATCTTGGGTAAAATTCGAGATTTACAATGGAACAACAGGCAAAAATCGTTTTACCACTATTGACACAAGGGGATTTGAGGTAGAACCACTGCTGAAAGAAAACGAATGGATCAAATCGGCTGTCGATGGTCAAGTTTATGTTTCTTTTTCAGGCGGAAAAGATTCAACGGTGTTGGCAGACTTGTGTGTCAAAGTATGTAAAAAATATGGTTGGTCATTGTATTTGTTTTTGGCAAATACGGGGCTTGAATATCCCGAAATTCAAAAGTTTGTCAAGATATATGCCGAATGGTTAAGAAATACATACAAAATTGAAGTTGTGCTTGACATAGTGCGCCCTGAAATGCGTTTTGATGAAGTCATCAAAAAATATGGCTATCCAGCAATATCAAAAGATGTTTCCAATTGCGTTTACGGGGCAAAAAGAAACTCTAAAGTTAGGATGGAAAGACTGAATGGCACTTTAAAAAACAAAGATTGTCAATTGTCCATGTTCAACTGTGCAAAGTGGAAATTCTTGTTGGATGCACCTTTTGATGTATCAGATCAGTGTTGCGATGTTATGAAGAAAAAACCAGCTAAACAATACGGAAAACAGACCGGCAAAAAGCCAATTCTTGGAATGTTAGCATCTGAAAGTGTAAAAAGAAAAAATGCATGGATGAAAACAGGTTGCAATGCTTTTGATAAAAGGAACCCACAAAGTCAGCCAATGTCTTTTTGGACTGAACAAGATGTTCTTCGATACATCAAAGAATACAATATTCCTTTTTGCTCTGTATATGGCGAAATCATAGAAAAGGAAGGCGATTTAAAAACAACTTGTGAAAATAGAACAGGCTGCATCTTCTGCATGTTTGGTTGTCATTTAGAAAAAGAGCCAAACAGATTTCAGCGGTTAAAGGAAACACACCCGCGGCAATATGAATATTGTATCAACGGTGGTGAAATGGTTGACGGAAAGTGGCGACCGAACAAAGAAGGGCTTGGGCTTGGCAAGGTGCTTGATTATATAGGTGTTAAATATGAATGACAAAACATGCTTGCAGTGCGAGTGGCTCGAAAAGCATAAAGGACAATATATTTGCGGCTGTATTGCCGAATTATATTTGATTGCCGCTCGTGTCGAACCGAAAGAGAAATGTCGCTTTGATTTTGCGGCAAAAAAAATGAAACGAAAGGAAACAACGCATGAAACTAACAACTTCTAATTATTACAGTACCAAAGCCAACCGAGAATTTATGTCGGTATCGCAGTTCAAGGATTTCATGAAGTGCCCGGCAATGGCAATGGCAAAACTGAACGGGACTTATGAAGAAGATTTTTCAAAAGCGCTTCTCTTGGGAAGTTATTTTGATGAATCACTTACAGGAACGCCGGAGAGCCAGCAAAAATTTCTGATTGAAAATGAAAAAAAGATTTTCAAAAAAGGCGGTGGCAAGTATGCAGAGTTTGTCAAAGCCGATGAAACAGTGGAACTTGTTAAAGCACAACCGCTAATGATGCACTATCTGTCTGGAAAACACCAGGTTATCATGACCGGAGAAATCGAAGGCGTTCCGTTCAAAATAAAGATGGATAGTTTCGATCCTGACGAGTATATATGCGATTTAAAGTATATGGCAAGTTTACGTTCACCGAACCTATTCGAGCCGATGATTAAATATTGGGGTTATGACATCCAGGCTGCTTGTTACCAAGAAATTGTCCGTCAAAATACCGGTAAAAAGTTGCCGTTCATATTTAATGTAGCAACAAAAGAAACACCGGCACATTTAGAAGTTGGGGAAATATCTCAGTGGAATATAGACGAAGCACTTGAAAAAGTCCGTAACCACATTCGATATTTTCAAAGAGTTAAAAACGGCGAAGTTGAAGCCGTTAGGTGCGAAGATTATAACTGCGATTATTGCACCACCACTAAAATTATCAAAAAGCCGATTGATACCGATTTATTTGGTATGAGTGCGGCACAAATAAAAAGTATGAGAGGAGAATTATAATGGCTGTTATGTGTTTATACGGTCAGCCTGGTAGCGGTAAAACAGTAAACGCAACACGTTTACCCGGCAAATCACTGCTTATTAGTAGTGACAATTCAGCAATCGTGCTGAAAAATTTTGAGCGTCCTAATCTGGTGGTTAAGGAAGCACAAGGATTTAAGGATTTTGTGGATATTTTCGAGGAGGCGACAGCAAAAAAACAGTACGACAACATTATTGTTGACTGTCTTACTGATTTGATTGACGCATATATCGTTGAAATCCGCGAAAACGGCTTTTCTGGCGACATAAGACAATATTACCTTGCAGTGTATACAAAAGTCAAATTTCTTGTCCGCAAGGCTGCGTTTTGTGACACAAACGTTACATTCAACTGCTGGGAGGATGTTGAAACAGTTACATTGCAGACAGGAGAAGTCGTAAACAGAGTATCACCGATGCTCCCGGCAAAAATCAAACAACAAGTATGCGGATTATGTAACATCGTGGCTTATGTAACATCTGCTAATGATAAGCAGAATGTTAAACAGTGGTTTTATGTTACGGAAGGTGGCCCTACTGTTATGGCAAAGGATCAGTTATTTTTAAGAAAATCCTGTATGCCGGAAAATGCTTTTGTCGCACCGGAGGTTAAGAAATGAGCAGGGAAAGATTTACAGAATTATATTCAACATACATAAAAAGACCCGGAGCGGAAGAACTTTTTAACTGGATTGAAAACACAGATTTCTTGACTGCTCCAGCATCAACAAAATATCACGAACCATACGAAGGCGGTTTATGTGAGCATAGCGTTCACGTTTTCGATGAATTAGTTCGTTTACTGAAAGCATATCCAGAGATAAAGGTATCAGGTGAAACGGCAGCTATTGTATCACTTTTGCATGATATTTGCAAGGTAGGATGCTATAAGACGGAATTACGAAACAAAAAGAACGAGTTCGGTCAGTGGGTTCAGGTTCCGTTTTATACATTCCAAGAAGATACGTGTTTCGGTAGTCACGGGGCAAAAAGTGTTTTCATAATTCAAAAATTTATGAAACTTACCGACGAAGAAATAGCGGCTATAAACTGTCACATGGGAGTAGAAAACGGAAACTACGCTGTAAACGATGCCTTTAGGCAGTTTCCGCTTGCTTTCCTACTCCACACTGCTGATATGGCAAGCACTATACCAAAACTAAGTGAGGAGGCATAAACATTGAAAGAATTGTTTGAAAAACTTGCCGATATGTGTTCAATATTTCACAGTCGGTTAAGATTAGACGGCTTTTCGAGGAGAGAGGCACTTAAATTAACACAAACATTTATTAAAGCAACATTATCTAAGGAGGAAAACAAAAATGGCTAATTGGAATTTTGACGCAACACAGTATAAGGAGCAGGATTTTCAGATTATTCCTGCCGGAGATCACAGAGTAAGAATTGAGGACGTAATCGAAAGAAAATTTAACTCAGGTAACGAAGGTTACGAAATTACATTATCAGTAAACGGGTACAATTCAAAATTATGGTTCTACATAGTTCTGGACGCAAGCAACGTAGAACGTACAAACCAGCGTCTCGGTGAATTTTTCAACAGTTTCGGTATTACAAATACCGCTATGGGAACTGGTAAACAGTGGATAGGTTCAGTCGGCGCAGTTCGTGTAAAACATGAGGAATATAACAATTCAACAACAGCAAAGGTAGCATACTGCATTAACAAAAGTCGCCAAGATAAGTTACCAGCTTGGAAAACGCCTATCAATGGAACGGCACCTGTTTCTTCTAACGAATTTACGCCGATTGACACGCCTAGCGACTTGCCTTTTGAAGTGGCCAGCAAAACTGGAACGGCTCAGGTTGAAAACAAAAATACAGACCTTT